GCTGGCTTCGCAGCCAACGGGCGTCGGGATGCTACATCCAGCTCTCACATTAGTATCCACTAATGTGTCATTTTTGAATCCACGATAGAAAGGTGCACGTGAAATCAAAAGATCTTTATTACGGCGGCTATGCGACGAAGTACCGGTACGGAAACAACCGGGGAATCCCGTTTGCTGACGCACCTGTACTCATTGCTGGCCATCGTGTTACTGATCGATTGATCGGCGGCACTGTCGTGCAAGGTGACAAGCATACACCAAACAACTTCTCCTATGAGACCCTTTATATTAATTATTTAAAGGGTTACTCTTCGGAGCTGTCTAAGTATACGAGTAATATCTACACTTATACTGATTGCGACGGGTATATCGGTGCTTATGATTACCGGTCGGAAAATAAGATGTTTGATGACCTTGTTTTCCCAGATGAAGTGTATAACCAAGCGCTTGGCCGTTTGAATGACCAGACGCGTGGTACACTCGATCTGTCGGTTGACCTTCTTCAAGCCGGTCAAAATATCGACATGCTGAATATCGTCAAACGTATCCGTAACTATACTTTTAGCTCTGGGTGGCGGAACCTTGTAAAAGGGGCCGCCAGTGCCAGACTAGAGTATGAGTATGGATGGAAACCGCTGGCTTCGTCTCTTTATGGGTCTTTAGATGAGTCTATACACTCGTGTATAAACAACATTGAGAGATTCAAGGGGCGAGCGAGTAAGCCCATCAATAATCGAGCTATTAACATGGCAATGATTATTGGTCAAGGCTTACCTGGCGTGGTAACACGCCATGGTCGGTACCTGTGTGAGATCAGCGTTCGTCTTAAAACGAAGAACAATGATCCTGCCCGCTGGGCGAGTCTTAATCCCATTTCTTGGGCTTATGAGCTCACGCCGTATAGCTTCGTACTCGATTGGATGATTGACGTAGGTGGTTACCTACGCAATCTCGAGACGTCGTTATTGTATGCAAACAGTTTCGAATCGGGCTATGTAACACGAGTGGTTGCCTGTGATGCGTCCTTTTCCGGTTCTTTGGTAAAGTACGTTCCAGGTTATCCATCTCAGCTTACGATAGCCGACGGTTCGGCCGGCGGTAGATTTATCAAATTTACTCGCTCGGTTCTGTCTTCATACCCGGTCCCTAGGTTGCCTACTTTCAAGGTAGACCTAGGTAGTACACGGTTACTTAACCTCGCGGCCATGTTGGCTCAGAAGTTAAAGTAGCTTTTCGCCTTAAAACCAAGGAATCAATATGTTCGTCACACTTGACTCACTGGAATCAGTGCTTACGCTACTGCTTCTGGTGTTGATCGCTGTGTTGAGGATACTTTTGATCTTACGACCAAAGGACCATAAATAATGGCTACCGCAACCGCGATTACACTCGCCGACGCACAGGCAACCCCTGTGAACCACACCTTTAACCCAATCGGCCTCGATGACAAGAAGACTTTCTGGTTTGTTGACCAGTCAGCCGCGAACAGCATCGGATACTGGCGCATCTCTGTCGAGATCGCCCAGCCCGGTGTTGCTCAACCTGGTGAATCGAGCGCACGCCGCGTGGTGCGCGTACGGATTGGACTGCATGAACCGGTACTGGAGACAGTTAGTAATTCAACTGTATCAGGTATCGCTCCTGCGCCAACCGTCGCTTACATCCCGCGTTGTTTTACGGAGTTTGTCCTTCCGGAACGAGCTGTATTGCTCGATCGCAAGAACATTCGTAAAATGTGTGCGAATCTGATGAATGACGCCAACGTTGTTAACGTTGTCGAGAACCTGAACTACCTTAGCTAAGGAGAACAGGTTATGCATACACGTGCTAGTGATAGTATTGAGATCTCAGTGATGAGAACTCTGTGTAAGCGCATTCGGTCAGACTTTGCCGTCAAGGTGGAGCGGTCTCTAGATATTAACTCGCAAAGTTATTTATCCTTAGATATCGACCCATCTTGTTACAAGGACGCTGCTTTGTTCTCGCAAGACTATCTGCTGTACTCCTTTCTGCGAAAGTGGAAGGGCTGGAACGCGGGTATCAACCTTGAACAAGCGACGATCGACAGCTGGACAGCTGCCGAAATGATCGATTTCCGAACCAACAGAGTCTTCTCTGATACTGACTGCTTCCCTTTGGGAACGCTACGTCTTATTTCTAAGATTCAGCGGAAAATACAGTCAGTCATAGGAGCTGCTCCTCGTTTCGATGAGATCGATCCACTTTGTAAGTGGGGCCCCGGTGCGACCTTTGACATGCGTCGAGGAAACACCGATGCGTCTTTCAAAATGTCCCAAACGATATCCGTAACTGAACGGGCCGTACCGCACCTCCGTAGGGTCATGGACCCTTTGTGGAGTAATGCGATTCGTGGCGATACCTTTGACATCGTCAGAGGTAACCGTTGTGTTATGGTGCCCAAGAACGCTAAGATCCATCGAATGATCGCCGCCGAACCTACTGGAAATAGTTTCCTCCAGCAAGGTGTCGGTCGGTACATCAGACGTAGATTGAAGGCGTTCGGTGTCGACCTGAATGACCAAACAATCAATCAGGAACTTGCTTTTAGATGTTTAGCGGACGAGATGTCTACTTTAGATCTAAATATGGCAAGTGACACCGTCTGTACCAACCTCGTTCTATTACTCCTCCCTCCGGCGTGGTGTGACTACATATTTGATATTCGCAGTCCGTACTCGTACCTTAATGGTGCGTGGTATCGGCTTGAGAAGTTTTCATCTATGGGGAACGCCATGACCTTCGAGTTGGAGTCGCTGATTTTCTGGGCATTATGCTCAGTCGTCTGCGAAACACGAGGACCTGTATCCGTTTACGGCGATGACCTTATCGTGCCGCGTGCTTGCTACGAAGATGTAGTAAGTACGTTGACATTCTTTGGCTTCAAAATAAATACGGAAAAGTCATATTATGATGGCCCATTCTTCGAGAGCTGTGGTAAGCAATATCACAGCTTAGAAGACGTGACGCCTGCATACCAGAAGGAAGTTGTCCTCACGGACCTCGGCCAGCTGATACGCATGCATAATAGGCTCTACAGGTGGGGCCTCAGAAATGGAATGCATCTTGTAAAGGATGCGTTACATCTCATTGTGTCATATACATCAAAGCATCATCCGAAGCTGAAGACACTCCCGCGAACCCCAATTATTGAAGGAGACTTTGGATTCCTTGCGGATTCATCGTCCTCCTCGTTAAAGAGGGATCGCCACGGAGACTTCAACTGCTGGATCCTCGAAGAGTATAGTGTCGTATTACACGGCATTCAACAAGACGAGGTGCTTTGTGCATATGCATACAAGCTGAGGCGCCCCTCCGAATCGAATCTCCTCGATAATGGGGAGTTCGGTGTTTGGAGGGAACAGAAGACGCGCCTGAGATGGCGCGTCGTGTGGGCTAGCTCGTGTAAGGGCTAGTCGTTCTTGCCTGACTGGTGTAGTCAGGTGGTTGTGGGAAACCACGTAATTGGTGATGAGCG